TGTAATTTCAAATATTTTAGAAAAGAAAATAACAAAGGAACATTTAACAAATTACTTGAAACATAGTTATAAAATATACAAATCATAACTGCGTTTTTGTCTCATTTTTCTTTTTGGTCGGTGTAATATATATATATACATGAGTACTTCGGCTTTGTCTAATGAAACCCTATCTTATACTTACACAACAGTTCCAACTTATACCAACACAATGGTAGGCTATTCGCAATCGAATCTTAATGTTGGTGTAGTAACCCTTCCACCTGGGGAATCCACCAATCTACTAAGCACAACCATAGTTAACCGTGGAATATATTTATGTCAAGCAAAGTTTTCGTTTGAGGCGCTTGCAGGAAATACAGTGGGGATCTCATTAAGTACTACTAGTAGTACTATGAATAATGATCACACGACGCAGATTTATATTTCTACTACAGGTGCTACTACATATTTAAATACTACAGCAGTAATTACTATTAGTGCAGCTAATACAGTATTATATTGTGTAGGTAGAAGTGTTACTAGCGGGGTTACTCAACCGTCCGGAGCGGTATATCTTAAGTATACTAGAATAGCGTAATAACAATTATTCTTGTCTTACAATTTTCAACTGTTTGGTAAACAAAAACTTTGCGTCAGATTGGCGTCTTCTTTTTAAATTACACTCCAAACAGGCTAAATGATAATTATCATTATTATGACCTTTATCATTATCAATTCTGTCAATTGTCCACTGTTTCATTTCTCTCAAAACTTCATATAATACATACATTTGTTCTTTGCAATAATAGCATAACAAGTTTGATTCAATCATTTTGCTAATTACATGAGTAATATCGACGAAAGAATCTTTGTCCCACATATTTTTCAGAACATCTTGGCGTTTATATCCGCTTATTTTTTGCTTGATTTGCTGCATCATTGTTTTACTTTCTTCTGTTTTATTCGCGGATATGTCATAAAAAAAAAGCTGATTTAAGATTGTTAATTGATTATCTTTTCCCAGTGTAAAGTCCCAACTTTCGCTAACCATGCGTTTTTTTACCTGTTTAGCCGCATCGTTTTTAATTAATTTTTTAATTTGATACCTATTGTTTGTGCCATGAATATGTATTTTTTTATCTACACAAGAATCCATATATGATAATATGATAATATAATATTTTAACTATATGTAATATTTGCGGTTGTATATATTACATAATAAATGATATAAATAGTATACACATAATTATTGTTTAATAAACTAAGTTAAACCTATCTGTATATATTATGTATATATTATGTCAGAAATTAAACAGACAAGTTCAAATAACGATGAGTGTATTGAATTAAAAAACATAAAGTATAAAACCATGTTATTAAATGGCAAACAAATCGCAGAAACAAAATCATCCAATAGTATTTCTAATTTGGATAAATTTTTAGAAAACGAAAAACATAATAATAGTAATGAACCGTGGTGTAAGATGAGCAAAGCCGACAAAATTCGAAAGTTAAACGACTATGCGGAATTGTATAAATCTAAATTTAATCTTGAAGAAGAAGAATACAATAATTTAACCCATTTTTTCAAAGATTCGATTGATAGAAAAAAACTACACCGCGTAAAAGATGTGCTATATGATAAGAATACTGGAATCATAAAAGATATTCCTGGTCTCTCATATGTAAAGACTAGCAAACATTTTACACTTAAAAATGTTGATAAAAGAGTATCTACATTAAAGTCTCTTCCTGTAAAGAGGTCTCATGTCACCACGATAAAAAATAAAAGCACTATATTGGATACAACAACTAATATAATACCAGTCTGATAAATCAATATAAACACATAACCCCTATATTATTAGTTATGTTTTTAGAAGAATTAAAAGATATTTCAGATGATTTAGTTATAGAAGATTCCGTATCTGTATTTGATTCAGATGAACATATATTTGAATTTATAGAAACCGTATTTTTATTAATGGATGAGTATGTTAAAAACGACCCCACGGCGATTTCCGACCCTGATTTTAATGAAAACCTATTTGAAGATATTAAATATATATTTGAAGTTCAGTTTGAAGAACATTTTGATGATTATATGTGCATGTATACAGACGAATCAGATATGGATGAATTATTTGAATATGCGTTTCAGGTTTATATATCGTCATTTCTTCCCGAGCGTTCCATAGATCATGCGTCTAATAATACATGTGTAAACCCACTTATAAATAAAGAACGCGTTCAATTAATTGAAGCCAAAATTAACAAATTGCGTAATATTCCCCAACCAGTTCAAAGAACACCTGAATGGTACACGTTTAGGCATAATCTAATCACAGCAAGCAACGCGCATAAGGCATTTGATTCCAAATCATCCATAAACCAACTTATTTATGAGAAATGTCAGCCAATAAAATCCGATAACCAAAATGAAGAAATTAAAATGGCTAATCTAAACACACCATTACACTGGGGACAAAAATATGAGCCCTTATCTGTTATAATATATGAACATTTATATAAAACAACAGTAGAGGATTTCGGGTGTTTGCCGCATAGTCAATACTCGTTTATTGGTGCATCACCTGATGGTATTATTGTTAACCAAGAGTCTGATAGATTTGGTCGCATGCTGGAAATAAAAAATGTAGTAAGCCGCGAAATAACCGGCATACCTAAAAAAGAATATTGGGTACAAATGCAGTTACAAATGGAAGTATGCGATTTAGATGAATGTGACTTTTTAGAAACAAAATTTATAGAATATAATGATTCGATTCATTATGAGGAAGACCTAGATACTCCCAAAACAGATGGTAAAAAAGGTATTATCATGTATTTTAATACGCACGACTTAAAACCTTTTTATGTTTACAAACCATTGAATATAATAAACCAATCTGAAGTTGACGTGTGGATGGAAAATACTATGGAATTGTATCATGGTAAAAACATGTATTGGATTAAAAATATTTATTGGAAATTGGAAAAACTTAGTTGCGTGTTGGTGCTAAGAAATAAGGAATGGTTTAAAAATAATGTCGCGCAACTGGAAAATGTATGGAATATGATTACACATGATAGGATTCATGGATTTGAACATAGAGCACCCGCTAAACGACTCGCAAAAACAAGCAATAAACCCTATGTAAGTGGTTCAGGATGTTTATTAAATGTTATTAAAATTAATACCGAAAAATTACAAGACATATCTGTATAGTATAACTTCACAACCAAATCCAAGAATTTAGAAAAATTAACGTAATTAGAAAAATTAACGTAATTAGCGTTTAATATGATGATATTACTTTATACATATATATATATTATATGCATAAAGTAATATCATTCGGTCATAGATGTTCATCCGCATCGTTCATCAAATTATTGGATTTAAAAACTGAGTCTTATCCTTTTGATTGGATAGTTTCAAAATTAGATGTTGTGCAAAATTGTATAGAAACTAATTTTGTTCATTTTTTAAATGTAAATAATTATGTCGCAAAAAATACAGAAACATACAATATGATAGACAACACAAAACATCATATATGCAATGAAAATATACAAGTTAACGTATTTTATGAAACCAATAATGATAATAATATATCAACTTATAATTATAAATTAGCTCTAACTCATCACAATTTAAATAATGTGGCTGATTATGAATATTATCAAAGATGTATAGTTCGTTTGTATGAATTATTTGAAATGGATGTACGTAAACATTATATTTATTTTCACCCTATTGTTGGGATTAATGAGTATCAACATACTAAAGAACATATTTTAAATGAATTTGATATTTTTAATCAATTTATTACAACAAAAACAACAAATATTTTTGGAATATATTTTATATTAATTAACCACAGTGAAAATGTGAAAAGTATTAAAATCAAAGAAACCCCAGATTATACTGTTTTTATATTATATTGTAATGCTAATTTTTTGGATGGTGGCGGTACCTTTTCGCGAAATTACCATTCAGAAGAAGCAGAAGTCCTTCACATTCTAAAAAACATATTTATATAAATCATTATATAAATCATTATATAAATCAAATCTAATATAACACATTCGTAACGTTATTCTTTATAGGCAGCAAATTTGCGCTTGTTGAAAAATAACCTATTCGAGTTCCACAATTATTATTTACAGGTGGCAATGGATGAATATAATTTCCCTTTAGGTGTTTTTCTTTATATAATGATCCACACATACTTGCTGGCATGCAGTTTCCTATATCTGGATTATCCGAATATTTTAAATTATTTGTAATTTGCGCGTATGAACCCAATTTAAATGTGGGATAGTGCCACCATATATCGCTAGCTTGATTATTTGTAATGCCATTTCTACCTGTTATAGGATAAATATCTTGCACAAGCGCATTTGTTGTAGCTCCAGGATAATCACCCATCGAGTCTTCTAAAGTATTATTGGAATACCCTTCGCGTGGTATTATTTTTGAAAAATATATAGCTAAAATAATTAATACACAAAACCCACATCCAATTGCGATTGATTTGCTCATTATGTGTTTATATATTTATATAGTTATATATTTTTATTAAAAACCTTTGTTTTTTATTAAAGGTTATGAAATCAATTTAAAATGATATGGTTAAATAATATAATAAATGGGAGACAACAATGAAATGAAAGTGCAGAAACGTAATGGACAATTCGAAATCATGTCATTCGATAAGATATTGTCGCGAATTAAAACGCTTGGAAATGAAGCAAACATTCAAATTAATTATTCGTTATTATCAATGAAAGTGATTGACCAGTTGTATGATAAAATTGAAACATCCAAGATTGATGAACTCACCGCAGAACAATGTGCGGCAATGTCCACTATTCATCCTGACTACGGCACTCTTGCTTCAAGAATTGTCATATCTAATCATCAAAAAAATACGAACGGCTCCTTCGTGCACGTAATGAAAAGTTTATACGAATTTAAGGATGTTCATGGTAATCACCATCCCTTAATATCCGACAAAGTATGGAATTTTGTTCAAACCCACTCCAACGTACTGGATAGAATAGTACAAGGTGACCGCGATTATTTAATTGACTACTTTGGGTTTAAAACTCTGGAACGTTCTTATTTATTTCGCATTCATGATGTTGTTGTAGAGAGAATTCAATATATGTGGTTACGCGTGTCCATAGGCATTCATCTGAACGCTGCCCCTGAAAACGCGCTTCAATTAGTTAAAGAAACATATCATTTAATGTCTCTCAAATATTTCACTCATGCGACACCTACATTGTTTAATGCCGGCACACCAAGACCACAATTATCCAGCTGCTATTTAATTGCTATGGAATCTGATAGTCTTGAAGGAATTTTTTCTACATTAACTGATTGCGCTAAAATATCGAAATGGGCAGGTGGAATCGGGCTTCATATACATAATATTCGAGCAAACAGAAGTCGCATTAATGGTACAAATGGCACGTCAAATGGTATTGTTCCCATGTTACGAGTGTTTAATAATACTGCGCGCTATATAGACCAGGGGGGAAAGCGCAATGGTTCTTTTGCGGTTTATTTGGAGCCCTGGCATGCTGATATTGAGGATTTTCTTGAGATGCGTAAAAATCATGGTGACGAAGAAATGAAAGGGCGAGATTTGTTTTACGCATTGTGGATGAATGATTTGTTCATGGACCGTGTAAAAGAAAGCGGAAAGTGGAGCTTATTTTGTCCTCATGAGTGCCCTGGTTTAGCCGATGTTTATGGTGACGATTTTGCTGAATTATATACCCAATACGAAAAAGCCGGTAAATCGCGTAAGACTATAAACGCACGTGAATTATGGTTCAAAATTTTAGACGCACAAATGGAGACCGGCACACCTTATCTGCTCTATAAAGATGCAGCAAATAAAAAATCAAATCAGCAAAACTTAGGCACTATTAAATCGAGTAATTTATGCTGCGAAATTATGGAATATTCAGACGCAAATGAAACGGCGGTTTGTAATCTAGCATCTATTGCGTTACCTATGTTTGTAGTTAAAGAAACGAAACAATTTGACTATGAACACCTACATACGATTGTTAAGGTGGTTACGAATAATTTAAATGAAGTTATAGATGTTAATTTTTACCCAACAGAAAAAACGAGACGAAGTAACATGAAGCATAGACCTATTGGTATAGGAGTTCAGGGTTTAGCCGATACATTTATGTTGATGGACATTCCGTTTCATTCCGAAGAAGCAAAAGAAATTAATAAATTCATTTTTGAAACCATCTACCACGCAGCGCTTGAAAAAAGTAATGAAATCGCAATTGAACGCCGCGAACAAATTTTGCGCTTATTGAAAGATAACTCTAAATCTAGGGGCGATTATCTTGATTTTATAAATGAATTCGAAAGAATACTATATAACATAGAGGAGCCTGACATTGATTTGTGTGGTTCATATAGTTCTTTTATAGGCTCTCCAATGTCTAAGGGCATATTACAATTTGATATGTGGAATGTCACACCGAGCGACCGTTACGATTGGGACAGTCTTAAAACATCCATTGTTAATAATGGCATTCGTAATTCGTTATTGGTAGCGCCTATGCCAACTGCGAGCACATCGCAAATATTGGGATTTAATGAATGTTTTGAACCCTTTACAAGTAATATATATTCTCGCCGCACACTGGCAGGCGAATTTATCGTTGTAAACAAGTATTTAATAAATGAATTGATTGAATTACACTTATGGAATGAAGATATAAAAAACAATATTATTGCGAACAAGGGTTCTGTACAACAATTAACGCAATTGAGCGTTCATCTACGCAATAAGTATAAAACAGTATGGGAAATTCCCATGAAACATATTATTGATATGGCTACAGATAGGGGTGCGTTTATTTGCCAAAGTCAAAGTCTAAATTTATGGATGGAAGACCCGAATTACGGCACATTAACGTCCATGCATTTTTACGCATGGAAAAAAGGCTTGAAAACGGGAATTTATTATTTACGCAGAAAGGCAAAGCATCAAGCACAGCAATTTACGATTGAACCCACGTCAAAGTCTAAACAGGAGACAAATGACGACATATGTGAAATGTGTTCTGCTTAAATTAATTTTTGGATTAATTTTTTGAATTCTGGATTTTCCTCCACAATATCTTGATTATATTTTATTTTAATAAAACATCTAATTGTGCACAATATATCATGGTAAGAATTATGTAAATGTTTTGGCTCAACCTCAAACAAGTGTTTATGTAATTCTGCCAAAGTAGGAAATTTATAATACTTACCTCGCGAATTTTCTTTTTCGATTTTACACAAATCGACAGACTCGCGCATAGTACAATAGAAATTTGTGTAGTCTTCAAAAATTGCCTTACGTAATTCTAATTCTAATTGGTCTACCAAAGCACCCTGTCCTAATCGTAACAATTCTACCCGAATCATATTCAAGTCAAACTCGACATTATGTGCAACTATCATGTCGGCATTGCGCATGTCACTTATAAACGCAAATAATACCGTATCAATGTTAATACCCTTTGCTTCGGAGATTTCTTGGGTTATTCCATGAAACTTTATACTGTCTTTACTAATTACATTATAAGGTTTTACTTTCACAATCGCATCGTAACTTTTTATTACGGAATTTGTGTCTGTATCGAATATAATATAGCTGAATTGAACAATAAATGGCCACAAATGGATTGTATTGGGCGTTATTGTTTTGCTTTTGGGTAGTCCAGTCGTCTCTGTATCAAACACTATGATTTTCATTGTATGATTAAATTAATGATAACTTATTTAAGCTGTTAATAAAAGTTATCATTAATTTCAATTTTTTTAGTAATATAACGAGATTACATGTTTTATACATTTAAACATACTTTTTACAAATCCCAAAACTGCGCCTATGCCAAATGGTAATGCCGTGCTCTTTTATACCATCAATATGTTTTTTTGCCCCATATCCTTTATTACTATCAATACAATATTTATCAATTAAATACGGATTATCCTGACAAAGTTTGACTATATATTTATCTCGTTCAACCTTTGCCAAAATAGAGGCAGCTGCTATTGCACTATATTTATTATCACCCCCTTCAATAGTTGTAAAGGGCATCGTATCCATTTTATTAGTTTGCTTATTTAAGTATGTAATTTGATTAAAATAATTACCATCAATTAGCAAATAATATGAATAATCCTGAAATTCGGTCTTATTTTTTTCTTTCATCACTTCATTAAATTGTTTTCTGGTTTCCAAAATAGAGGTGTGCATAGATTTTTGCGTGGCTTGTAAAATATTAATTTCATCTATGATTTGTTCATCCTCAAAACTTACATACCAAGCAAGAGCATTATTTTTAATATATTCGGCTACTTCTTCTATTTTTTTTTTTGAATGAAATTTTTTGCTATCTTTAATCTGACTATGATCAAAAATGTTATGTTTAGGTAAAATTACAGCAGCAGTGTAAACGCGACCAAATAAAGGTCCACGTCCTGATTCATCTACTCCTATTTCATATATATTATCATCTTCATTATAACAGGTTTTTAACGGTAAAGCGACCGGTCTAGACATTTGATTATTAATGTTATTAATATTATATATTAATCAAATCAATTATATTTTAAACTTTTTTCACTATATAAATTATATAATGAATTACAAAACCAAAGTTTTATTTCTTTTCGGTATTTTATTATTTGGCATTGGTTTATCTTATTTTTTAGGTGAAACATTTATGGAAGGTTTCGCTACACCAGCAGCGAGTGCGACAGCAGCTACTACTACACCAGCTACACCAGCTACTACACCAGCTACTACACCAGCTACTACACCAGCTACTACACCAGCTACTACACCAGCTACTACACCAGCAGCGACTACACCGGCAGCGACTACACCAGCAGCGGCTACACCAGCAGCTACACCAGCAGCTGCTAAAAAAGCTGATACTACGTCACCGTATACTTTACCATCGTTTGCTTTACCATCGTTTGCTTTACCATCGTTTTCTGCGCCATCGTTTGCTTTACCAACGTTTTCTTCTCCCGGACAAAAAACATATGATAATTATAATCATTATAACGATATGACATCTACAAAATATTATGGAAGCGCCGGAACTCCTATTAACCCGATAACAGAAGATGACGAAGAGATATCTACCGACCCTGAGCCGAATAGTAGTGCAAATAACCGTGCAGGCAATGACTATGGAACACAATATTATAGCGCGTTACCCCCAGGCATACCAGCCAGCCAAATAATGCCCGGAGATGAACATTTATATATTCTAAAATCCGAAATAGTTCCACCTGTCTGTCCAGCATGTCCAGCATTCCCTAGTGCATCTATTGTAAATAATAAAGACCCGCCTCCGCCCTGTCCTCCGTGTGGAAGATGTCCAGAAGCTTCATTTGAATGCAAAAAAGTGCCGAATTACAATGCAATAGACGACGAGTTCCTTCCTATACCAGTGCTTAATGATTTCAGTTCATTTGGTATGTAATTAAATAATATAATTATAGTTTACACACATTCTTTATCCACCATAATTTCTTTTGAAATACGCTTGATGATTTTATTTTCATTACTTGCATCATTACAATCAATTCCACCCATAGCCTCAATAACCATTGTATTATACTGCGTCGAGATTTTAGCAGCGCTTTTGCAGTAATCAGGATGCTTGACCTTGAACTCACCAATAAGTTTTGCGTTTTTATGCGCTATGTGCTTAATTGCCTTGCGGAGCTTGGGTTTAGATTCTTCTTCTTTATCCCACTTGCCGGCGTCCTTCACATATATAACCTCTCTCTTCTGGTCAGTACAGTGAACTGGTCTTTCGGTGACATCCATGTTTTGGAGATTCTGTATAATGATATTAGACATGCCATTTACAAAGCCTATTTCCCCCATTCTCTCCAGGTCTTTCAATTGCAACTTTACACCTTTGAAGATTTAAAATGGGACAAAAACCCCAAAATAAAAAAGTGTAAAATCAATAGTAGGAATTTCACCTACGATGGTCTAACTTTTTCCACTTCTTTTTTCCCTTCGGGATTAGATGTGGTGAAAGACGAAATTTGAAAACAGGCAGGACGTTCTTGCTTCTCTATCCAGCATTTTGTTAAATTCATTATGTTGATTGCTGAATTGGCGTCTCTTGTCTTGAATACGGTTTGTTTGACTTGGGGTCTCACGCATTCAGAACATACCAAAAGACGGAACTGCTTGTTTCCATTGCCATGTCTGTAATAAGATAAATCGTTATTACATTCACAGCATTTTTTACTTGTATTACATTCGTTTATGGTAATTGTATCATACTTCTTGTGGATTTGCTTTCTTAATCCTTTATTCATCGTAGGCATAAAGTGTTTCATTTGAGTGCTTCTGCTCCAATTGCCATAACCAATTAGGATATTTTCACCAAAGGTGTCCTTGATTTTATTAAGGAATGTATCTATGGATTTTTTCCCATAACTATATTGCCTAAACTTCATTTTCCTCCATACTTCTCGTTGGTAGAAATCTAAGGTTTCTTTGTTTAGTTTATCTTTTTCTTGTAAATATTTCTTGAACTGTTCATAATCTACGGATTTGCTATTTTGAAACGATAAATGAGTTTCTTTTTCAGTTATTTTATTTCGTTTCTTTTCTTCCAATAATATTCGCTGGTTTGTTTTCGCTTTGCTTTCTCGTTTCCTTTGAGGTGCTGTATATTGTAGTTTCTTACCATTACTATCCATCATATATACTAAACTGCGTTTACCAGGGTCGCAACCAACAATATTGCGTGGCGCAACTTCTTTGATTTGTTCTATGGATAAATCTTCTATGTTATGAAAATCTTGTTCTTGTAAAGTAGGAACTCTTGACCCCCATTTTTTATCTTTCAAATCCTTACGAATAAATAACAAAGAACAACTAATACCATCTGTTTGGAGTTGATGATGATACTGATAATGTTTGCTTTTGAACGTTTTGTGTTGTAGGTTCAATAGATTATTCCATACATCGTATTGATTTTCTTTCACATTCTTTAACAATTCACCCTTCTTTGCGTTTTCAGGACAGAATAAACTAATAATACACGCAGTATCCAAAATGATATGTTTGGGAATAATGTTATTACGGAGTGGTAAAGGTTGGAATAGTTTATGTTCTTCCTTTTCTAATACAGCATTCATATACAACATGCCTTTCAAATAATCAAATGGTTTCACTTTCACATCATAATGAACGGACTTATTTATGTTTGTAGGAAGAATATTCGGTAAATGAGTAATTTTCCATTCGTCAAACATAGTATCAGTTTCCTCATTACATTCTAATATGAGTTTCTTGAACTTGAATAGAGTTGCTTTATCTTCTGTTATATTTGTGGCGGTTTTATTGATAAACCGAAGGAAATGTTGAATAAAGTGTTCTTGTGTATTGTTAGATAAAGAAGTATGTAGTTGTGTTGCTAAATAAGGTAATAAAAAAGTCGTATTCTTTAACTTGGTCTTTTCGTGGTTGAGTAAAGGTTGATATTCATTATTGTAAAACGCTTGTAATGCTTCTAAAAGTTCAGTATCTTTACTTTTTGCTCCTTGATTACTTCTTATTCCTAATGTTTTGATACAATACAGAATGAACTTCTCGTTTATTTCAGGTAAAGGTTGGCTGTTGTTATAACATTTCAATACATACAACCTGATAAACTGATAAGAGTGTATCATCAAATCATTCATTTCAAACACCAAATTAGTAATGACTGGTTGGACTTCTTTATGGTTATGTAATACAGATTTGAGTGTGGTTTTGATGGTGGTGTAAGCAGATTTATCAGTGGAACGGAACTCTTGGAAAGTATCTTTCTTCTTTTTCACCATTCTATATACTTACTAAAGATTTTATTTTTAAATGGTTATTTATAAATAACCATTTATTCCTAAATATTCTCGTCATTCTGTTTTTCTTCCAATTCATTTCGCAGTTTTTCTTTTCTTCGTAAATATGTTCGTTGGTTATATAATTTAACCTGCTCTGGAGAAGATTTATAATTTGTTTTTTCTTTATAGGTTCTAACTCTGTGTTTTTGTTCTTCTTTATGCTTTTCATAATATACCTTACTACTTGCTGGTGCTGTGTATTTTTTTAGATGCTCTTTGGTTGCTTGTAGTTCCTCTTTTAATTTAGCATTTTCTTCTAATATTTCTTTTATTTTTTCTTCATCCATTACGATACTATATATAATAACAAATATTTATATCTTTTTATTATATTTTCAAAAGTTGTCCCATTTTAAATCTTCAAAGGTGTAAAGAGTCAACAAAATCCATAATGTTCATTGCGTTCTTGCATGTTTCATTCAGGAAGAACTGCAGGTTGAACGTTTTGTTATGTGAGTTCGTATTGTTAGTTGTGTTGTGAGTTCCGGTTTTAATCACTTCCAACATCATTTGTTGCGTAGATTTATGTTCTTCCATCATCAGATTTTTTAATTCACTATTTTCTTTAATAATGTCCGCATTTTGTTTCAATATGGTCATTACCAATTCTTTATCAATAACAAAATTGTTGCTTGTGTCTTGAATTGGATTGCAAGTTTGATTGTGTCTCCATAATCCTGTTCTTTCTTTATAGCATTTGTTACACTTGTTACATATAAATTTGTTTGGGGTATTTGTGGTAAAACTGTTGTCATTTGTTGATAATAACCGTTTTTGGTGTTTAAGGGTTGCCATGTGTCGGTTATAATCTTTGCGATTACATGAAATAAAGTCACATATATTACAATTAAATGTTTGTGGGTTTTTGGGGTTTTTGATTGTTGCCATTTGTTGTTTATTTATCAACAGATAAAACCTCTAAATCCTTTTACGCAAATAATAATAAAATTTTATCGTCACAAACCGAAAATTATTTTTTCGGTGCCCAGACGCTAAAAATTTTTATGCAGTAAACGTTTTCGTTTTTTCAAGTTTATTTTGGAAAATCGAAAATTGGACATTTTTTTTGTCCATTTTTCATTTTCCCAAAAAAGTCTTGGAACAAAAAATACATGAATTTTATATAATAAATGGATTTACCTACTTAAAGGAAATAATGTCTTTTTCTATTGGATTATTTGACGCTGAACTCGCTAACAACTGTTTCGTTTTTACGACTTCCATCATGAGATTTGTTAATTCGCCATTTTCTTTCATAATGTCCGCATTTTGTTTCAATATAGACATTACAAATTCTTTATCAATGACAAAATTGTTGCTAGTGTCTTTAATTGGATTAGAAATAATCAAACACTTGTTCTTGTGGTTGCATAACGACGACGCGTGCTTATATTTCTTACCGCAATCGCATGAGTATTCTGTTGCTTTTTTTAGTTTGGTTTCGCTAGTATTTGTTCGTAGGATGTGTTTAGCTGTTAACAAATGTGTATCGTAGTTGTGTTTTTTGTTACATTTAAAGTGGCACATATCACACATATATTTTGAGCCGTTT